GAATTAATCTTGCCATCTGATTATTTATAGACTCTCGTTCTTCTTCTTTATTAGTGAAGATAGAATAGTTAGTCATACGATTCTTATTCCGGTTTGCTTTATATTCAGGGTATAGATTCCGTTTACTATTTGATCCACCAACTCCATCAAATACAATAATAATCTTAGTTGGTTCTATCATTTTAATAGCATAACCTATTGATTTCAAAAACCCAGTAAGACCACCTATGTGGTGACCTTCTGGATTGATGTGGTTTATCATAGTGAATGCTCTTAGAAAACAGTTTAGGCCATCAATAATCAAAACGGAATCTTGAATTTCGCGTTGAGTATTATTTACACTTGCTAGTAAACTAGCATATTTATTCTTCATTATTCTTCTTCTTTTTCAATTATATCCACTACCATTGATTTATCTTCTTCCCATTCTGAGTTATCTTCAACAACATCAAACTTACCTTCTCCCAATATTGGTATCCATTCTGATGAGTGTTCTTTCTTGTATTTATCTATGAACTTTTTATCATCAGTTATGAAACCATGAGATGTCATTACTACTGTTGCTTTAGTAGTAACATTGTTGATGTGGTTTTTGTCGCAGGATATTTTTGTTTTCTTTGCGAATTCAACCTCTTTACCATTTTTAGTTGCTTTTATCTTACTAACACCACTATTTGAAATATTACCAAACGTCAGTATTAGAGTAGAATCGTAAAACATAGTATCGCCCCCTTTATTCTTCATTTTTGGCTGAGCGAATTTATTCTCAGCTGGAGCAACCCATATTTTATTAATAGCAACCATTGTATTGGTGTATGGTTGATTTTCTTTACGTGATAGTGTAATCTTCTGATTGATGAAGTTTCCAAATTGTTGAGACATAGCACCAGCATTCCATTGTGGATTATTATTGTTAGCTTCTATACTCATTCTACAAGGAATAGAGCCAATTGAATCCCATAGGAATAATAAATCATATGGTAACTTACCTAATGTTTGTTCATTTAATAGGTCAGCTATGAATGCTGATACATCTTCGATGGTGTTTAGTGAACCTCTATCTACATATAGGAAGAATCCTTTATAATCTATTATTTCACCTGTTGTTTCATCTACTACCGGATCCATTTCAAAACCCATCATTTGAGCGTGTTCCCAGTTCCATTTCATCTCTGTGATAATGAATACAGGTAATATTCCCATTTTTTGGGCGTTGATCGCTATTTCGAGTAAAGCCGTTGTTTTACCGGTATCGGAATGGCCTCTCAATAAATTGATATGACCCATTCCAACCCCAGGTATAGATAAAGCATCTTGAAGAGCAGAGGAAAATGGAATCCATTTTTGTTCTTTAAATTTAACCGTTTGGTCTAAAAATTTACTCTTTTTAAATGAAGATAAATCAAATGTTTTACTGTTAAGTGAATTGCTTATCACCTCACTAAGTGAGGATTTTGTCTTAGCCATAAGGTATTTTTAATTATGAAAATAAATCATCAAACTTATCAGAAGCACTAGTTTTAGCTGCTTTAGTATCAAGTTTGTATGTTTGTTCAACTGGTTTTTGCATTTCAGCTAGGAAATCATCTTCTTCATCTTCTATTTTAGATGCTATTGGTGTTTCAGTATCTTCTTCGCTATCTGGGTTTAGCCATTTGTCTAATAACTCTTTCAATTCATCGAATGAATAGTGTTTATTAATTGAGAAAATATCTGGCTGATCGTTTAATGCTTTTTCTACTATAGTAGCATCTTCAGAAATAGCTGATGTTTTAGGCTTAACACGAATATTACATTTGATACCTTTTCTACCAGCAACCATATCTTCAGTAGCTTCAATAGTAAAGTCACGACCATCAGTAATATCTGTAAAGTCACCATAATCTTCGTCTGATGCTATTCCTAGTAATTGTTCATAGACTAATTTACCAAATTCCCATAGGCGAGCACCTTGTGCTTCTTCACCACGTACCAATACTGGAACGAAGTAACGTAATTTTGGTTCAATTTTCTTTGCTAATTGCCAATCTTCTTTGTCAGATGATTTGCGGAGATTTTTTGCAAAGTCTGCAATAGGATCTTTTTCATTCCAATTAGTCAATGCTAAGATTGGTCCTTTTGAAAAGCCATAGTGAAAGTAAATTTCGCGGAATGGATTTGATTTGTCGAATTTGCTGGGGAGAATTCTAATCTGGTATTTACCAGGTTTAGGTTTGAAAAAAATAAGGCTGTAGTCTATTTTTTCACGCTTAACATTTTTAGACTGGGAAGCGGCCAGTTTGTTTTTGATGAGACTTAAGTCCATGTTATGTTTGTTTTAAGTGAGGTGTTCTATGAACACAATATTATAGTGAATCTATGATTCTTTTTTACGGTTTCAAAACTTATTTTGAGCCTTCTTGCAAAGATTACTTATTTTATTTTTATACCACTACCTTTATTTATTATTTCAGCAGCTTCTTCTTTATCTCCCAGAAGATAATCTCCCTGATTACCTCTATCTGTATATTGAGAGTATACAGATTCACCGTTCCAATCTGTTTCAATTCTAGATATTTTTATACGAATACGATTTTTTAAAGCAGAGCTATAATATTCAAATTCTGCATTTTTTTTTATATCAAAAGGACTAATTTTTTCAATTTCGTTTTCTTTAATTAATCCAGCTAATTGCTGCATTCTGCGAATTTCGTTGATTTGTTGTTTCATTTTATTTTATTTTTGCGAAGGCTCTTTATTATTTATCTAAAGTCTTCAATACTATTAATATTATCTGGGAGTGTGTAATCCTCATCATCGGATGCTAATAATTCCCTATCACCATATTTTATCATCGCTTTTATATATTCTCTAACCATTTCTATAGCTTTTTCTTCATTGAATGTTTCGTAATAGTCTAATTGAGGGTCGTTTGGATCTTCTGTTGAAAATAAATCACCTGTAGCTCCATTTTCATACATATCCTCTAAAATTTCCTCAGATACATTATATCCTCTATTTTTTAAAGTTTGTTTAATAAAATTGATAGCTACAGCAACATCTACTGAATTTTCACCTTCTTCTCTACCATATGTAACATCAATATCTTCATTCAATTGTGATTCTTTAATCAATCCAGCTAATTGCTGCATTCTTTTAATTTCGTTAATTTGTTTTTTCATTTTATTATTTTATTAAATATATGTAATAAGTTGTGCCAATAAATATTAGTTTCTACTAAAGTCTACGATTTTGAAGATTGCTGTATCTAACTTACGCAATTCCGGGCCATTAGTTAATAGTATGCAATTTTTGTAGTCTTGCCAGTTTACCATGAAATCTTTATCTAATCTACCACCATTTAATGACATTATCAATGTATTTAATGCATTAATAGTGTATAGTGAATTGCTTTCCTTTTTGCGATGCAATAGGATAGTATTAGCCATTGGGTTTGTTGTCATATTACCCGTATCAATATTATAAGTGCATATTAGTTCATCACTTTGTGGTGATTCCAATACAAATATCTTATTAAATAATATTGAATATTTGCGATTAATAGATGCTATGGTTTCGTCTAAAGCGGCTGGGGTAGTAAATGTTGCGAATAGTTTGTTCAACTGGTCAAATAAATTATATTGTTCCATTATAAATATTTATATTTTGTTTAAACCATGATATGTATTACCCTGCTTTATGTTTACCGGATATGATATCATATTTTTAATGTCAGTTAATAATTGTTTATTGTCTTCTTTACTATAATCTAAAAGTATACTATCGTAAACATATAGTATTAATTTTGTTTTTTTATTTTTTAAATAATTTAATATATTGTTTAATATATTAACATTAGTTGACGTTTCTTTACTCTGAATAATATAATTCAGCAATTTAGATTGCGTCATTTCAGCGTCACGTATAAATATTCGATTTTTTGTTGAATAGTGTCCATTATATTGATATTCATTCCATATATTATCAGTTAATGTTACTATATCTCTGAAGAATGGTTGGTCACGATAGTCTTTCCATACACCACCATATAACTGTTTGAATGTTAATTCCTTAGCTTCCTGTGCTGTTACGCCTAATAATTTACTTAGTACTTCGTATGTGTTTTCATTACCGAAATTAAAATTAATCATTTCACCTATTAAGCGTGGGTGGTAGCCTTGTATATCGTATTCTACAAACATATCATTTTCTGGTATGTAACATTTGCGCTCCCCATCATTCTTATTTAATGCTGCGAAATTAATACCGTTGTATGTGTTTGATGGTCTGCCCGTTAGTGTGTATAAGTTGTATTGGCTGTATATTTTACCTTTAGCTAAACTAAATTCAGGGTGCAATAAGTTGGCATCATAACAATCAATAAAGCATTGTTTATCTACTTTGATACCTTGCGATTCTATTTGGTGGAA